GAAACAATGCAGGAGTATGAACTGTTAAAAGAATCACACGGTGAGTTCTTTGCAGCTCGATTCATTGTTGACATTGTAGATCACTTCAATCACTTACAAGAAAAGGCAGTAAATGGCTGACTTAACCACCTACTGCTTACTTAAAATTGTTCAATACTCACTTATCATCCTTTTAATCGTATCATTAGGAGAATATACAATCTATGGCTAGATCAACACCTAAATTTTCACCTGGCGGATACTCTGTGTGGAGTGTGAAACGCACTCTGCGAGAAGCTGTCAATGTAGCTCGATACTCACCTTGGTGTGCAGTTGAGTGGATGGATGAAGCCAAAGATCGCATATCTTTGGAAAATCCCTTATTCGACGAGTTTGATGAAGCTGCTGAACGCATCAATGCTCTGTGGCGATCTTATGAACGTCATCACTGGTATGATGCACGAGAGTTTTGGCGACGTGGAAAAGTGGTAATGCCCCCACAACGCATAAAAACCTTTGGCGAAGTGACTACAGCACATACTGCCAAATCAATTCAAGATTTATTTAAAATTTAATGTTGCCATTCGGCACAATCTTTGCTATTAATAAGAGGTAAAAAATGTTTTTTAAGTTGACATCACGCAATGCTTATCGTGATTTAGTTCGTAACAGCCGTCGCATCTGCATTGCTGATATGAGTGATAGCGAGAAAAGCGCAGCTTTTCTAGAGCTGTATAATATCTTGGAACCCAAGTTAGACGAAACTGAACGTTCACTTAACTCTCAGCCAGCTTATGCACAACGTTGTGAGCATTGGAATGAACGTGCAATACGCTCAATCAAACCTGTCATAAACGAACGTAACCCTTGGCTCCGCTTCAAACGTGAGTTTGTTAACGCTATGAGCCAAGATGTTGAGTTTCACGCGAAGCGTGTGTCTACAGCTCTGGCGTGGTTCTACACTGACCCTTGGAAGGATGATTGGATTCGATGACTTCAGAAGAAGCTTCAATTCTAGTGTGGCGTATTTTATCTGGAATGCCTGTTGAGGTGTTTGATGATGAAGATGGTTCTGTTTGGGAAAATGAACAGTGGGAACTTGTTAGTCCTCGTCGCGAAGGCGACTTTGCTGGGTCACGCGCTATCGGATCTGCCAACCTGATCACTGCACTCAATCTCATTCATCAAAAAATTCTCATCCATCGCTCATCGAGCGATACCACTTCAAGCTCGGACACATCGATGTCCATTTTCAATCTAGCTATGAAACAGCTTCAAGACGAACGTCTTATACGTCGAAAACCAGTTAAGATAAGAGAAACCTTTAAAATTGTAAGTAACGATTTATGAAAACTATTGTTATTCAAGCTACTCTTGGTAGTTCTGCTGTCAGAAAACAAACTATGGACTGGGAAAAGACAACTAATCTTAGTGTTATAGAAGACTGTATTAATTCAGTTAAAAACTGGGCTAATATTAATAACTTTGACTATGTTCACTATACAGATAAAGACTCGCCTGGTTGGAATCTTTTTTCAAGAAATGACTTAGACAGAGCCTCTGAAAAACTATACTTTATCAACCAACCGAACTATGATAGAGTTGTATGGTTAGATAATGATGTTTTGATAGTTGGTAATCCTACTATTGATGATTCTGTTTTTTCTATTCATGAACACGATGAAATAACACGTTCTTATGCTAGAATGTGGATTAACAGCGGTGTTATGATAGGACAAAGAGACTTTATGACAGAACTTTCTCGTTATGCAGAAAATCAACAGAACAAAAATACTAGAGATGATGTAATAGAATTTCAAAGAATGTGCAATATACTAGGACATGAACCTTTACTGTTACCTGATACTTGCGGCTTTTACGAAGAAGTTTTAATTCAAGAATTTATTAAAAACAAGAGTTTAACAGTTAATAGACTGCAAAATTACATTCAACTAGGTCTTCAACCTTTTCCTATAGATTATAACTTCTTTTTACATTTTGAAGGAGCTTATAAAGAATTTAAATATGAAATGTTTAAATTGATTAAAAAAACTAAAGATCAAAACTATTTTAACACAATGATTCAAAACATGTTACTGTTTAGAACATATTTAGACGAAGAACCACGACTACAACCACATGAGAAGAGGATTAAATAATGGAAAAAGCACTGCAAGAAGAGATTCGTAAAGAAATTAATCGTATTGTAGATTTAATGATTCAAGCAGATTCAATTCGTGAATCTATCGCAGAACTAAAAAAAGATATTAAAAATGAATATGGATTGCCTGTTACAACCATTACTAAAGTAGCGACAATTATTCGTAAACAAAACCTTGAAGAAGAAGAACAAAAGTGGGAAGAAATCAAAGAGTGGGTTGATGCTTGCTCATAATCAGTCGAGCCAATTCTAGATGACACTGAGCCCCAGCATGAGAATTGTCTGGGGCTAAGTTTTTATGTTTTTCTCTGTCTAGATGATAAAGCACATAATCATCAGTTAACTCTTCAAGTGCACTTTGTAAGTGAGGAAAGCAGCAATGATGTATTACTGGTATGCCAGCACGTTGACATAAAACTATTTGTTTTGATACAGCTGAACTCCACAATCTTTCTACTAGCTCGTGTTCTGAATAGTATAACATACCTGCTGCATGCCAAGCTGCTTTATGTTCGCGAGTGTCTTTTCGTCTATTACCGATTATTTGTTCTGAAAAAATCCAATTACGATGTGATTTTCCATGCTTTTTAACCCAGTTCGCAACTAAAAATCCTTGAGTACAGTTATTTCTAAAATCCCAAACTTGCCAACGATACTCGCTTGTATGACCGATAACAATCAAATCAGGATTTAACTTGACAGCTTGTTCTACTTGTGCTGTAATAAGATATTCAGAAGCACCACTTTGCGCTAAATTAGTTAATTGAGCATTTAATTTTTTAGCAATTAATGACGGATAAGCTTGATACACATTTTCAAGACCTTCACCTTGAGTAAAGCTATCTCCACAGGTAATTATATGCATGACAAAATCTTTGTTGTAGGTAATTCATGGTCAATTCCTTCTAGAGAGGTACCGATCCCTTGTTTTGATCAACTTGGTTTAAAAACTCGTTGGGAACATCTTGGAATTACTCTAGATGCTCAAGCAGAATACATTATTGAACACGAACTTGTCAAGAAATATCGAGTAATTTGGTTAGTAGGTCATCATCATCGTGCTGATCCTCATGGTAATGGAAATTATATACTACCTTATACTTGGAAAGAAAATGATCTTTGGGGAGAGAAAATTAGAAAAATTTGGTTTAAAAAGCTAACTCGTCAAGCTTGGTACTGGAGAGTAGCAAAATTATCAATACAGGCTGTTTTAAAAGATGCTAATAAAGAGAATCTTTTAATGATTCCGATTTATCGTCCTAATGCTTTAGAAAAAGATTGGTTTAAGGATCATCCTTCAGTATGGCATTATTTTTTACGTGATCTAGTTAATAAATATCCTGACGGCAGAGGACATATGAATCAAAAGGGTCATGATTATTTTGCCCCTATTTTATCTAAGGAAATTGAGAATAGATGGAAGATTACATTAACCCAGAATGGGCAGACTGTATAACTATAAGAAATAATAATACAATAGGTAAACGTGCAAATGCCATTACAAAATTTTGTAATGAAAATGTTATTCGTTACGGTAATCAATGGCGATGCGATGTTGCGGGTAAAATAGCTATCCTTTTAAAACCAGGCGAAGGTTATGAATGGCATTTTGATAACTTAGACTTTACCGATGGAAAATTAAATCTAGCTCGTAAAGGTCGTTATTGGACACATATTATTTATTTAACAGAGGGAAAACCTCTCGAAATAGGTTCTTGGGATCCTAGTAGTAATCGCGTAAAAGAAACTGATTTCTCTGCCCCAGAACCAAAAGAAATAATTGCTCGCATATACCCTAAACCTGGAAAGACAACAATATTTCCCTGTTTTATGGTTCACCGCATACAACCTATAGTAGATAACTACAGGTGGGCCTTTGTTGATTTTGTTACATCTCCTAACTATAACGGTAAGTCTGAAAAAGATTTAGAAAACATTTTTAATAGGTACTTTGATGAAAATTCTCGGAATCAGTTGCTATCATCACGATAGTGCTGCTACATCTTTAAAGGATGGATATATTTTAGGAGCTTCTCACGAAGAGCGTTTTTCACGTGAAAAGTTTGATAAACGTTTTCCTATTAATACAATTCAGTGGCTTCAAAATCATCATGAAGATTGGGAGTTTGCTGCTTTTTACGAAGAGACTACATATTCTCAATTTAAAGCAGAGATCAAAAAATATACAACTGCACGTCCAATACTTGTTGATCATCACGAGGCTCATGCTATGAGTTCTATTTGTATGACTGATTGGACAGAGTGCGCTATTATGGTTGTTGATACTGTTGGAAGTAAATATTCTACTTCTCTAGGCGTTTATCGCAATGGTCAAATTGAGTGG